CATGGCGCGAGTTGTGGAGGCGCCTTCAACGGCAGCTGCGGCTGTGGCCGGGGTACGGTTGGCTGCCGAGATGTTGCCTACTTGGAAGTCTGTTACGCCAAGGATGCGCTGCATGTAGCCCTGGAGCTTCTCTTCCATCATGTAGTTGTCAGCTGGTGTTGACATACGCTGAACAGGTACCAGTACCTCGTTAATCCCGACGTTTCCTGGTAGGTCAAGCGGGATCACTTGGTCAGGTTTGTTGTCCTGGAGGGCCTTGGTTAGCTCCGGTGTCAAAACCTTTTTGTTGATGAAGTACTTGTTGCCTACGCGTTTAAGGTCGTTGAGCTCTGCTACCATGATTTCGTTGATCATGAGCTGCAGGCCTGCGATGTTTTCAAGGTCTCCGAACGACCAGCATGCCATGCCACCGTCGTTGAAGTTGCGCATATGTACGAACGGCGGGTACCGGTGTGCGTGTGGGTTCTGGCCTTCGTATAGAGGGCGCTCTGCGTCAAGCTGGAAAATGCAGAGGGTGTGTTCCTTCATATCATAGAACTCAAATAAAGTTACGAACGTGAAGACTTCTGGTAGCCCCTCTGAACGGTCTTCGTACTGTACGATGGTTGATGCATCGATATAGCCAGTATCTGGTGTTAGTTCTTCACGGGCTTGCTTGTCGAACATATCGTTGTTCTTTGCTTCGACCATTGGTACGCGAAGGCGCTGGCAGATCCAACGTGCTGTGTTCATGCGGCGCGCGTTAGCTGGTAGCAATAGGTCGTATGGTGATACGTACTCTACGAAAGGCTCGTCTTCTTCTACTAGCTGTTGGTTTAGTGAAACTGATTCGACAAGTTCTGCTATCTGCTGTTCGTCAAGTGGTGCTCCAAGCATTGCAGCTTGTTCCATTGCCTCTGCGATTGTGTCGTTGATCTCGTTGTCGTAGTCCTCTGGTGTGCGATCTACTGTGTTCTCGCTGTATGCCCAGCCTACTTTAGCAAAACCGTTACCAAGGATGACCATGTCTTGTGTCATGTCACGAAGTGTGGTTGTTGCGTCTGCGCGCTTCCAGAAGTAACCGAGAACTGTCTGTGCTACCTGTGCGTTGCGCTCGATGCTTTCAAGATCCCCACCAACTGGCGTTACAACGAACTTAGGGTCGCGTGCTGACACCGAGTTGATTATCATTGTGAAGTGTGGCAGCACCATATTGACTGTGCGAAGGAACGAACCTGGCACTGGGAATGGAAGGATGCGGTTTAGGTCGAGCATTGTGAGCTCGCGCTGCGCACCGGTACGGTAAAGCGCTTCAAGCATACGCCAATGTGTGTGGACTGGCTCCATGCGACGCAGAGCGTCACGAACTACAGACTGCTTGTCCTTGAGACTGTACCCGTTATACTTCTTGCTAGCCATTCCAACCTCTCATAGCGCTATTGATGGAAAATGACTCCCACTGACTACGATAAGACTCTTCCATATCGTCGATGGCCTTCTGTCTGGCCTCTCTGATGCTTCTCATGTCTAGTCGATTGGTGGGGCGCCACCCTACTTCCTCATTAGTGGCCGCCAATGGGGAAGAATCACCGGCTTCTTCGATTAAAACCCACAAAGAAATCGCTAAAGACATAACAAGGTCGTCATGACACCCTACGTCGGCTGCGTAACGCACGTTTCCACTGGCTGTTTCCTGTGCAACGAACTGTCCTAGCTCTGCGCGCAGCAAAGGATATACATTGCTGATGCTAATCCCGCTTTCAGTGGGGGCCAGGTACTTGCCAAGCCGGTCGATCACTGCTTTTCTGCGGTCTGTGGTCATAGGGAACTCAAACATGCGGGTTTTCTGCCGTGTTTTAGAGCCTGACGTCTGGTGAAGGTACGGGTTAGGGTACTCAAGGTGCTTATGAAGCTCGTTGATGGGCAACGAACCCTGACCACCCTGGTTTTCAACAGCTAAAAGCGCGGCCCACTGGCGTCCAGCGAACAAATGACCTAGTTTGTCAAGGTCTGCGGCGTACTCAGTGGGTGCAGTCATGTTGTCATGGTAGTATCCGACGATAACAGGGAGGCCATCCTCGTCTAAAGTCATCACATGAGCGGTCGAGTAGTCTCTTCCGGTACCAGATGCGGGGTCGCCACCTATAACATAGAAGGCGGAAGGGTCCTGCTCTGGTGAAAGGAGCCGGATTGGGCCCGTTTCGTCCAGTTCAAACCGTACAGAGTCGTCATCCTGCCAGTGTAGGCGCCCGCGGTAGGGCAGATCTTCGAACATTGCCTCGTTTGGTAGGCCCACAAAGCGCGGACGGCCAGATTCACGGAACGCTTCCTCGTCGTCTGCTGGGTATTCAGCCAAGAAACGCCATGGTTCGTCAGCAAACTCGCGCCTCTTAAGGTCATACTTGGTCATGCATGGTACCTTCTTCTGCTTTTCGCCCGAGCACCACCCACAAAGTTCGTTGCACTGCATGAAGGGGCTGACCATCCACGGTTTGAAGAACGACACGAACTGTGATTCTGCGCGGCGTGCCGCCCTGTAGGTCTTTGCGAAACGGTTGTAGCCACCACGAGACGTAGAAATGATCAGCATGCTACCGCCGGCGTCAGTCGTAGGCAGCAAAGTACGCAGCACGTCCTCCTGCCGGGAGGCTGGCTCCACTAGTCCGGCCTCATCCCATACTACCAGCGTAGCGGTTTCACCAGCGAACACCCCTTCCGTGGCGGGAGCTGATTTCATTCTGGACTCCATGCCGTCTGAAAATCGGAACACCATACCGTCTGTCGAGTCTGCTGTTACATGCGGTGCCCGTTCCTTCATCCACTGCGGGAGGAACTGGTATGCCAGGCGTGCCTGTCCCAGGTTCTTGTTGGCCGACTTCTGGTTACGGGAGATGACCAGGATCACAGCACCGGGACGGAAGAAGGAAAGCCAGAGGGCGTGTGCCATAGCCAGGGTTGTGTAGCCAAGCTGGCGTGCCTTCAGCGCAACGACGAACCGGTTGTTCTTGAACAGGGTTAGTAGCTCATGCTGATGGTTGAACAGTTCGAACTTAGTGCGGCCCCGTGGGTCTTCCTCTGATGGGATGAACACGTATTTTTGTAGGAAGTAGGTTTCATCCATAGCGCAGCGTCGCCACTCCATCTCAATCCATAGTCGTTGCAGCTCTACCTGCTTGCGATGCTCACTCATCGAACGGGTCCTTCTCTAGGAAAAAAATCTCGTCAAACACCATCTTGTGCCATATCGTAGCCACAGTTATATTGCCGTCCTCATCACGGGCGATTGGGAACAGGGACGCGCCACAGAAACACATCTGAAAGTCGTCGTCCTCATCATAGTTCGGCCCGAACTCCGGATACCCGAACCAGAACTCCAGATGGTCATCCTGGTCCAGTTTTTCGGTTTCCTCAAATACGTGGAGAATCATCACCGGGCGCCTCCACGCTCCAACCCTGATCCCGGAGGACACCGGCTAGAGTTTCAGGGGACAGGGCCAGGGCTGCCTTAGCAACCAGCTCCTCCAGGTCCATAGACCCGAAATCGGAAGACCGGGAGGCCTGCTCCTCTTCGATCCATGTTTTGCCGTACAGCTTCATGAAAAGCTCGGTGGCCTTCAGGTTGCCGGTTTTGGCAGATGTAAGCAGCTGGGCTTTTACGAGGCGGTAGTCGCGCTCGTCTGCGAAGTCCGGGTTGCCTTCCTCGTCGAATATAACAGCGGCGCCAGACTTTGTGACCATCGTCTCAGTGAGGCGTCGTTGCCGTTCAGCGAACTCAGGCTTCTGCTTCCAGCGGCGCATAGTGCGAGAGTCGGCGTAACCGTGGGCCTTAGCCCATTCGTCCTCAGAGCTTACAGCTCCACGCTCATTCTCAGGTGTAGCCAACCAAAGGATGTACTCATCCCACAATGGATTAATCTTGGCAGTCACGGTTATCTCCAGTCAACAAAAAATCTTATTCATGGTCTGGAGATCAGGTGCAGGTGCTCGCTTAAGGCGAGCAACCGGTTAACCGGATCACCGGAACCGTTTATATAAGGCCGCCATTGGGGAGGTCTGTTGCATGTTTTCGTCCGGTTCCGTGGGGTGGTAAACAAGCTAACCAACCAACGAAAACGGACACGCCCGGTCTGTGACCAAACCTGTCCGCCGCGACCGGTACAATGTCCGGAAAAACCCCCGGAATGACCGGCCTCGAAACCGGATCGGACAGGACCGGTCACACCAGTGCCCGGTAACCGGTGTGACGGAAATCACATAGGTGGTGTCTGTAATCGTAGGCTGGTATCAAGGCCTAATCAGATCCCTGAAAAA